AAGGAATACCGAATCGCTTTCCGTTCGGTTCTCAATCGCTGGCACAAATCCTGACTTGATGTCGCCCAACAACAATAAAGTTTCAAGCAGTCCACTGCTTCCCATCGTATGACCAATCTTTTGCTTATACGAGGTTGCAATGAAGTCTTGTAGCGTTTGGGTCAAGGCGTTCTTTTCAGCCTTGTTGTTGGACGCAGTTCCAGTTCCGTGGGTCTTGACGATTTTAATCTGATCTGACGTTGTTTGGGAATAGTGCAATACACCCTCTATTGCCCTGATAAAGCCCTCACCATCCTCGCACTGCCCAATTGCGTTTGTAGAGCGTTCTGACGCGTTGTAGGCACCAACCAGTCGAGCATGGGGCTTGATATGTTGCTGGTTAACCGCGTTCTTAGACTCAAACACCGCAAATGCCGCGCCCTGACCAACCCTAAACCCGCTGTTAACCGAGTCAAAAGCGGATGGCTTTATGCCTGCGTCCTCTTGTTTTTGGGTAAGTACCGCCTTGGAGTCACCAAAGAACTCCAGCACGGCGTTTGATACGCCGTCCTCAACTGTCAACACAATTACACGGTCAAAGTTGTAAAACTGTATAAGGTTTTGGACATCCATCATCACCTTGAGGCTGGAGGCGCAGGCAGAGGCGTCGGTGGTCACCATGTCCATGTCACCGCAGGATTGGGCAATCCTGCCAGCGTAGACTTGCGTCAGGGTGAATGGCAGGAACTTGTAGGTGTAGGACAGCCGAGTGTCATAGGTTCGTTGATTCAGGCCAGCAAAGTGTGCGTTTCCACCAGCAAGAATGAACGCCGTCTTGCCCACAGGGTTCTCGCGCAGGTAGCCAAGCAACTCAGGGTCAAGCACCTTCTCCGCAAGTTTATGCGGAGGATAGACCAAGCCAGACTTGGCGCGGTGGTAGGTGTCTGGAAACCAATGCGCCTTCTGGGGATAGACAATGTCGTCAAACAACTCGACATCGGTTGTAGAAGCGGTGCGGTAGTGCGTAAGATAGATCATTTGCACGCCTCGACAACTTCTTCCATTGAGGCAGGCTCTTTGGTTTTATTTGCCATCACAAGGTCGTGCAACTCCAGCACGGTGGTGGGGTGCCACTCCTTGCTGACCGCGTCGTCAATCCCATAGATATCATCGAAGTACATGAGCATCACCAAGCCGTCAAGGCTGTCCAAGCCAAGGTCTTGAAAGGCTTCTTCCATTGACTCTGCAATGGCAACTTTGGTGTGAGCGGGTCGAGCGACCCTTGCAACATGGTTAAAAATCGGGATGAACTCTATCATTGATCTGCGCCTTCTGTCGGTTGGTTTATTGCGCCGACTAAAGCCGACGCCCATTCCCACCAGTTGTTATAGATATAGGGGCCGGGGATGCCCTCATTCATAAACACATCAATTGCTTTTAACCCAGCCGCCCATTGTTTCCAGTCAGTTTGAGAGTTTGGGATCACCAACTGTTGACCCGCATACGCCTCGCACATCAGCGATGCCCACGACTCAAAGGTGTGAAACCGAGGATCGTAGACAACAGCCAGTGCCATTTTATGGCCTTACATCGCCAACGCTTGCATGGAGAAGAACTTTTCCCAATTGATAGTCACCCCCAGCAACATTGCTTGTGAAGATCAATCGGATTTCTCGGCGCTGTTCACGCAGGTCAATCTTGCGTGTGTCTGGGTCAAATGGATAGGGGGCAGAGGTTGTGTCCTCCGCCTGCGCAAAAGGACGGCCAGTCACTTGGAAGGTCATCTCACCAGACTGAACGAAGTCAGGCTCTATCCGCTCCAAGTGCAACCAAAAGTTATCTCCAACAGGCAAAGTTTGCGACGGCCCGCCCTGCACCCAACCAAGGTCTGAGGTTGTGAAGTAACTTTCAATGGCGTTGGAATTCTCGCCAACAACCTCATCGGTGCCTATCTCGTGTTGCCACAAGGTGATGCGGCCAGCCGTTGTGCTGAAGTCAGCAGACACGGTTGCAGACGCTGTAGCGGCGTTGGAAAGCGTCACAGTAAAAAAACCAACCGTTGCGCTTGGAGCAATTGCTGTGATCAATGTGTTGGCAGGAATTCCAGTGGCGGTCACCAACTGACCAACGGCAATCTGGTTGGTGATTGCCACCTCAATACTGGTCGTTGTGCTTGTGGTGATTGTTGATGTAAACACCAACTCTTGCGTTGTCAGTTCGTTGCCAGCGTTGATGGGAAAGCGAAACACCTGAGAAAAGTAACCCGCAGAACGCCGTGCGCCAATGGCTGTACCTGCGTCATACCAGCAGTCTTCGCGGGTGTTGTAGATGATGCAGTCGTTGCACTCTTCCGAAGTACCAGAAGGAAAGAACCACCAAATCTCACCAAACCGAGGAACCTTTTGCGCATACACCTTTTGGCTCTGCTCGTAGTTCAGGTTGTCAAAAAAGTAGTTCTGGTTGAAGTTGTTTTTAAGTTCCTTGACCACGCCGTTGTACAACAGGAAACGGTCAACGCCAACCCAATAAAAAATGCCGTCATATTCAATCACGCACTGCGACGAAAGGATAGAAGACTGACTAGAGATAATGTCATACCGCCAGAAGAAGGTCTGGGGGACTGAAGCAACCGTAATGGTGGTTGGGGTGTAGGACACGCGGATCAGCGAATCAAGCGCCCAGAACAGGCCAGATGGCGCGTTAGAGCCACCTCGCACTGGCAAGCCTTTGACAATCTTTGTAGAGGCTACGTTGGTCTCGTTGGAGTCTGGCCCGTTCCAATCAAATGGATCGCCAGCAACGCAATTCTTAATCAGGCCGTTGTCGCCATAAACAAAAATATACGGATGTAAAACAACCACACCACCAGCAACTTCAATGATGTCGCCTGTCGGCGCTGTGCCAGAGGTATCCGTAAGCGGCGACATGACGGTGCCAGCAATGTTGCCAGCCAAAACAGGAGTCACGGTTGTTTGGTCAATCTGGGCTAAGTTCTGACCGGGGTGCGCCAACAGCAACTGATTGCCCGAACCTTGCGAATCAAACGAAGAGTCAAATTGCCACAGGTTTAAATCGCTCTCTACAAACCCGTCATTGATTGTTGCGACCTTGATTGAGAAACCACTACCAGTACCGCCAATGGTGGCCGCAGTGGCGCTCAAAGTGTTACCGACCACATACCCGTTGCCGGGGGTGGTCAGAGTCACCGTGGTCACCGTTGCGCCAGCCACCACAATGGTGGCCTTTGCGCCAGAGCCAGAGCCACCAGTCAGGGTCACATTCGTGTAGGTGCCGTTGGTGTACAGCGTACCGCCCACCAAGGTGCCAAGGGTCAACACCAAGCCCGTAAAGGTGAACTGGTTGACGCCAGCACCAATACCAGTGTTGTCAATGTTGATGACCTCAAGGCCATTGTTGTAGCCGTTGAATACTTGGTTGACGCCGTCAACAGAGTTGACATAGATGCCGCGAGAGTAGCCATGCGTTTCTTGGGTGATGGCCCGAAAGCCGCCGATCTTACGAGGACGGCCACGCTGGAAACGAACCCAGCGGCCATCGGTGTAAAAATTCATGTCGAATATGGTGCCGTCGCGTTGAACGCCGGGGGCCGTATCGATGGCAAAAACCTTCTTGACCATCAGTAAGTCCCGCCAGAAATACCACCCGTAAAGTTACCCGTGCCCACAATTGCAAGACCAGTGGCTGACAATGTTGATCTCAGCACGCCAAGGATCGCAATGTTAAATTCGCCAGCGGCGGCGTGATACACACCCGTCGTTGTCTCTGTTGCAAAGTTTAGCGATGGAGAGCCTACAGCGCCGTTGTTCAAACTGATGCTTGATGAACCCGCCAAAACCGTATTGGCGTTAAACAAATTAACCGAGTCGCAAACAAGTGTTGCTTGAGAGCCTGCGGTCAAAACGGCTGTAGCGCCCGCACCAGTTGAGATTGTCAGTGTGTATGCACCAGTTGTTGCATTGACAATGTAGTACACCTGAACTGTAGGAGGTACAACGATGGTCACATTGCCTGTCAAAGCGCCCGTGTACTTCTGGATCACGTTGGACGCCTCAGAAGCCGTCAAGGTGGTAGTTCCAGAAGTCACTGCTTTGGTCAACTGAGTAAAGTTGAACTGCGTCGATTTTCCAAGGCCCACCGTATAGAAGGTGGTGCCACTACACACAATGATTGCAGAGTCAGTTGGCTGAAGGATGATCGAAGCCGAGGCATTGATTGTGTTGCCACCACTGCCAGCCACCGTCAAAGCGCCAGTTCCACTGTTGCGAACAAACATAAACCAGTTGTCGGCAAGCGTAGACGCAAGGGTAAGCGTCAGGGTTCCGGCGCCACCAGTCCACACATAAGTGCTTGAACGGTCTGTTGCCAGTGCGGTGTAGTCAGAGGAAAAAGTTGTGACTGGCTGGCTCTGGTTAAGCGTCTGACCGATTGCAAGTAAACCGTACCCAGCAAGGGTGGCGGCATCAGCACCAGAGGAGCCAATACCATAGGCAATGATGCCCCATGTGCCTGCTGTGGTTGCGTTGGTGGTGACATAGATGTACTGCGCCTCGCCAGCGGCAACCGTAACAATTGTGTTTGCCCCTGAGTAGTCCTTTACCAACAAACTGACAGCGCCCACATTTCGGATTAGAGCGTCTTGACCAACAGAGCATTGATTGGCTGGCGGCATCCACAACTCGTTGGCGCTAGAGGCGGTAGACACCTCCATGATACGAGCGGCGGCGTCATCAGTAGCCGACCCATTGATGGGCCAAGTTAGTTGCAAGTCGGTCGTCAGCGTGATTCGGCTATACGATACGTCAGTTGGTTGGATGACGTTGCCAGTGAAGGGACTATTGAATGACATGATCAGGTATCCAATACTGCGGCTTGTCGGTCACCAATACGCTGAACATCTTCCGTTTTAAGCGTCTGCATGATCTGGTCATAGTTTGCCTGCCACATAGGCATACGGTCGTCGTTCTTGAGGAACGGCATACACTGCAACAAAGACCCA